CTTTTCCTTTGACTGTCCTATTTATGGAACAGATAAGGAAGCGACCACCAAGCCGCTCCCCTCAATAGGTTATTCAGTTTTTAAAAGTCAACCTCCGTGAAGTCGATGGCATCATATCCGAGTAGGTCGCTGTCCTCCTTATCAGGGAAGTCATAGTGGATTCTAAGCTCAACCTGATATCTCTTGTTTTTTAAACTATACCATGCTTTAGCTACCTTAATCGCTTCCGTTACGCTCTTACCCTCATATCTAAGCTCTTCCAGCTCAGTTGACTTGAGGTCATTGCTGAGAGTGGTATCCCATACTTCGAAACATATCATCATCTTATCTCTGTTAATTCTCTCGTCATCCTCATAAGCAGCTCGAACAAGTAAGTCGATTAAGTATCTTGGAGCTTCAGCTGTGAACTTCTCCCAATTCTCAAGAGTTCTCATTGGTATGCCGTATTTCTTACCGAAAGCTGTGCGGTTAAGTCCTATTCTTTCTCTGGTATCCTGGATAATGTGCTTCATAGTTTCCTCTCTTTCTCCCTGGGCTTAACCCCTCAGGGTGGGTTTATGATTATGCTATAGCTTCAAGAGTAGCTATCTCAAGAGCCTCAACCTGTTCCCAGGTGTAGCCGTACTGGTTAACCAGTATTTCAGCTTTACTATGACAGTAGATAGAAGCTTCCATAGTAGGATGAGTAGTAAAGTACTCTACAGCTTTCTTGTAAGCTTCTACAGCCTGATCCTTAAGGAACTGGTCTATATCAGCCTTACTATTAAATATAACTTTGTCTATGTAATATCCTTTATATTTTTTCATATTGTTTACCTCCCTTAGTGGTGTTCTTTGTTTGCTTCTTACACCTATTTGGTGGAATAGTCAACTACTTTTTCACCAATTTGGTTATTTTTTAGCAATTAAAAAAGCACCCACAACTCCCGAAAGAGTCATGAGTGCCTTATTAAAAGAAAAGAGAAGGGTATCTCATTTTAACTTGATGTAAATCCCTTTACCCTGAGCGCATATCCATCCGCCGTCAGTCCTTACCCAAATTTGAGACCCGATTTTTTTAACTTCTCGAACAGTTACCAACGTACCTTTTCGGTGACTACTCCTAATTGAACCGTTTACCGGAGCATTACGGAAATTAAGTGAGCTCGCAGTTATCTCATAGACCGCATCGATAACATAGCCGTAGGACACGCTAGAAGCCTCATTTAAGCCATTTGACGTAGTAGGCTGAGAATTTGGAGCGGTCTTTAAGAAAAGCTCCCTCTCGGCTCTTCTGCGGTTCGTTAATCCGGCTAAAGCTTTGCCATTGATGCCCTTATTGTATAGGAGAATGCATTTAGCGATTTCTGCCCTGGTTCGGGATCCTGATTTCAGCAGATTTTTCAAGCTGCCTGATCCACAGTTAAAAGTGAAACTAACTAAAGCGGAGAACTCATTCTCGTTCCAATGGTAAATATGATCATAAGAGCTAACTGCCTTTTCAGCATCTCCGAGGTCTGATCTAAGGAACTCCACCGCCTGATCTAAAGTGATCCGCTGTCCCAAACGTACTCCGTTAATGTGTCCGAAGCCTATGGTCGGTATCCCAACTGGATCAAGGTAAGCCGTTAATCTACATCCCTCGAAGTTCTTGACGAGATTAAGTCCATCATCATTTATCTTCATTCGCTTCACCTCCGTATTCAGGCATACCGATAGATATTGATGTTAATATGCTAACTATAAATCCCATCAGTCCGGCTGATATAACCATAAGCCAGTTAACGTCATGGAGGAAAGTGGCCGAGGTTGTAATCACGGATAGCATTGACTGAGCTAAAGTCCTGATTCCTCTGCCGATAGCCATTTCCCACCATTTCTTATCTTTAAGCCATTTCATTTATGAATCTCTCCTTTCAATTCATCAATCCGTATGAAGGCCGTCTGTAAGTCACGTTCAACGAGTGATATGCGCCTGTCCATGTTAGCTAAGTCCTTATTAAGTGATTTAATATCTGCCCGTGTTTCCGAAGTGTCCCGACCAACTTGATCTAATTTAGCGTTCAGATTAATCAGTGACTCTTTCAAACTCTCAAATCTCGAATCCAAGTCTTGTACGTCCTTCCTGCTGTCCCTGTGTCCGTTTCTAAAATAAGTTAAAGATGTAAATATTAAAGCGATTCCCGAAATAAGATAGCCGAGTGAGTTCATGCGCTCACCTCCTTAGCTGAATCTGAGAATGTAAGTTACTTTCATAGTCTTGTCGGCTGTCTTGGTGACCGCTGAATCAAGGTTGTTAATCGTGGCTATGTAATCAACATCTCTAAAAATTATCCTAGCTGAACCGCCTGAGCCGTCGTTGTAACAGAAGCCTAACAGAGGGTTAGCAGTCGGTGCATAAAATGGAACTGAGTCGCCATTAGTTGGATATGCTGAATGAGTCACTGCATCGACTACAAATTTTCCTGTGCCTGTGAAGTTGTAGAATCTTTCACCATTAAAGCAGAAAATAGCATTAGTCACCGTCATATCAAGTTCATAATTATTCGCTGTGTTAGCAAGCTCTATAAGGTATTTATCTGCAATGATATGAGTTGGACTTATTCCAACATTACAGTTATTGAGGTTAACGTCTGTAAGTCCAAGCTGAGTGAAGTCTATTGTCTGCCAAGTGCCTGTTTTGGTCGAGCAGTTGAAGTCGAGTATATAAGCCACTGAACTTCTTCCGAATGGTGCTCTGACTGTAAAGAAAGCATAAATATGGCTGTTGGCTGAATAGCTTACGCACATCTTATCATTAGTGTTGCTCTTCATTGCTTCAGGAATAGTCAGAGTTATCGTTTCAATTACTCGTCTTGTCACTGGCGCTATCGTGTCCCTCACATCCTGAGAGGTCACTGGAAATGGAATAACATCAACAGCGAACTCCGTTACATTGTTCATGCTCTGAATAGCATATAACTTATTGCTGTTGTATCCGAATACTTCCTTGTCATTAACTATATATCCAACTGTAGTATTGTATTCGCCACGATTAACGCTGTTGGTCTTTGAGCCACCTGACTTATTACCAATGCCCCTCATGCCCTGATATCTACTCGTCAGGCTGACGCAATTAATAGTTCCATTGCCCTGTGATGTAGTCCAGTCCCAAACCATCTTAAAGCTTCCATCCTGTTGCCAACCAGACTCTACAGCGTTCCACGAACCCAACTCAGTCGGTGCTTCGCTGTTGAGAATTTCCATCGCTCCGTTCGCTGTCATTCCAATACCAGCTGGAACTCTTACATTTGTTGCCTGTTCAGTTAAAGCTGTATCAAAGAGCATCACTCCACCGAGTAGATACTTAATGATATCACCTCTGATGTAGTTATTAAGTGCTGTTGGATTGGTCATTCCGCCCTGAGCCATGAAGTAAGTCAAGGCATTAGTTACCATATTATCATCTTCCCAGTGCTCTACTTCACCAGTCTTGATGTTCTTTAAATCAATAAGAGTATGACCTTTAATCATTGATTTCCTCCTCAACTGGTCTGATATAGCTGTCGAGCTTACAAACCTTACCCTTATCATTAATCAGCGCACATACTACTTCACTGACCTCTGCATTAGCTATCGCTGAGGACATAGTGTAATGAAATGCCGATAGTGCATCATTTGAGTTGGGGTAGTTTAAGAAGCTTCTAATCTTCTCGCCGTTTACAGTCTGAATAGTTAATAAATTCATTGTCAAATCCTCCTTAAGCTAATCCTAAATAGTACATCTTACCTTCAGCAGTTCCACCATTACGGCTGTCAATTCTAAGAGTAACAGCTGAGGTCTTTGTGTCAGATAAACCAATCGCAACTTCATTATGATTGTTATCTGTAAGATATGTGAAACTAATATACTTGAGTCCAGTGTAATTAGTAATATCAAGTGGTGTCGTATAAGTCTGGTCTCTGTATCTCACATTAAGTGTGATGTAATCATAATCGGTCACATCTATGGCTTCATTCGTGACAGCATAAGATGTGTAATTACCACCACCAACCCTTAATGAAATGTTATCGCTATTCTTTGTAGCTCCACCAACACCTGCATCCCAAGTCACTCCCTCAACACCATAGTTATAAAGAATATAATCGTGTGTGATTGGGCTTCCATTAATGAGCTTCCACTGATTAACGATATAAAGCCAAGTACCAACTAATTCGTCACTAGAATTGAGTGCATAATACACATCACCATCACTTCCAGCTGTTTCAGGATTATCATATCCGTATGAGATTGAAGAACTTTCGCCACCTCCACCGCCACCGGTCGCTGATGCGGTTGTTCGCTCCCATTTTGAAGCATTCCATGTTCCTGTGACATTATTTTCTTTACACTTATACATCAACAGCTCATACATTACCACATCGCCTGTGTTGTAGGTCTGCGTTGAATCATAAGCTGGTGCTAATGATATCTGAGTGGAGTGCATGATATCATCAATTGTGTTCATATTAGTGTTGATTGTCGCCACGTCAGCTATTTCAGAATAGCTTGGTTTTATCAAATTATAGTTATCTGTGTATGTTGCCATAACATCTCCTTTTCTTTAGCATCGTGAGTGATCCAGTTTAGCACCAAACCACCCACGAAAAATGAAGGAATAAAATAAACAGTTACCTAATTCATTACCATGTGTGATTATCCTTAACATCTGCCCATGACTCATCATCCTTGAGCTGTCCCCAAGTAATCTGCTCATCAATAAGTGATGTTTTATTTACATACATGATAGCTTCAAACGTATCAACCTCAATACTATCAAGGTTAACCGCTGTGATGGTATCCTCAACCTCAATGTCATGAGGAACAATAACCTCACTTTCAACTTCAGCTGTGAATGTATCAACTCCGATACTATCAAGGCTAATCGCTGAGAGGGTATCTTCAACATCAATATATCCATCCCATGTTCCGACTGCTACGAGTCCCTGTCCCCAAATCGTGCCACGAGCCGATTCAATCGGAACTGTTAACGTGCCACCATCTGAGTTGAGTAATACCTGCCACCTATATAAGGTATTAGGTTCAACATCAATCACATAGTACAAGCTAATGATGTGCTTACCGTCTTCGCTCCATGTTTCAGTTGGCTTATAATCCTGAATCACAGCACCATCAAGTCGATAAGTAATCTCGCCGATAAGCTTATCAACGTCAACATCTGCATCGACTAGGATTTCGCCCTGGAATGTGACCTGCTTACTCTCAGCCGTTGTGAACCTAATATATATCAGCTCTTTTGCCTGACCATCACCGACCACTACTTCCTCGGCATTCTTAAACGTATAAAACTGAATAGTATTCTTATCGGTTCGGCTGAGTAATCCGCTAATATCCTTATCGACCTTATTCCTAGCTGTGGCTAAGGTCGGATTCTGTCCGAAGCCTTCGACTTGGTATCCAGTAGCGAAGTTGTATTCGTACCACATGATGCAGCATTTCGAATTGACTGCGATGCCATCCGTGTTCCTGATCACGTCACCGAGGTCATAAGCTGGAGTATTAAGGTACCCCGTTTTAAAAGGTACATAAGCTATCACCTTAAGCTTATTAAGGATATTAAGAGCCATCTGCCGCTTTACTGAA